CCATGATTAGGGGGATAAATCGTGCAAAAATGACGATTTTGAACACATTTTCTCATTGTTTTCTTCCTCAGGGTTGCACCATCGTCATTGCACTAGCAGAAAGTCATGTTTCTTGCCATACTTGGCCAGAGAATGGGTGCATTGCGATTGATGTTTATACTTGTGGAGAAGGGAATCCAAAACTAATTGCATTAGAGTTACTCAAATACTTGAATTCTGATAACTATTCTCTTAGAGAAGTAGATCGTTAAATAGACAATAGGAGATAGCAACCTCCTTCATAAAAGTTCTGTTTTATTCATTAAAACAGGAGCTAAAATGTCTAATTTGCCAGTAGATCGAGACAATAATTATATGAGAGAAATGTGGGGAACCACTAAATTAATTACAGATTATGATAAGGAACCTCCAAAAAGAGTAATTCAAGAGGTTATGCACGACTTGGCACCAAAACATGACTTCAGAAAACAAGTTGAATTGCATGAAAAAATTAGAAATGATACAGACTATGATGATTGGTCATATGGAACTGAACCAGTCTATGGTTCTCCCTGGAAATGAACATAAATAAATAAAGAAATTTTATGTCCGATGGCAATTACTAGGATATCTAGATCCTTCAAAGATATTAGTTTATCCTTTGAACCTCATCCTATTACTAAGGATTTGCCAATTTTGAAGGATCAAAATGCGATTATAAGATCAATTCGCAATTTAGTTGAAACAATTCCGACCGAAAGATTTTTTAATTCTACAATCGGTTCAAATGTTCGTTCTAGTTTATTTGGATTTGTTGATTATGGTACGGCATCAACAGTTCGAGACCAAATTATTATTTGTATTCAGAACTACGAACCTAGAGTTAATGATGTAATCGTTGATGTCGATCCCAGACCTGATACAAATGAATTTGAAGTTACTATTACCTTCAATATTATTGGACAAGAAATTCCAACTCAGCAATTCTCATTCATATTAGAGGCAACAAGATAAAATGCCTTTTACAAAGTTCGCTAATTTAGATTTTGATCAAATAAAGACCTCTATCAAAGATTATCTCCGTGCAAATTCTACCTTCACGGATTTTGATTTTGAGGGGTCTAATTTTTCTGTTCTGATTGACACTTTAGCATATAATACATATATCACAGCATTTAATTCTAATATGACTGTCAATGAATCCTTTTTGGATTCTGCAACAGTTAGAGAAAATGTAGTTTCCTTAGCAAGAAATATTGGTTATGTACCACGCTCCAGAACCGCCTCTACGGCGGAAGTTACATTTTCCGTAAATACTACCACAACAACCCCCACATTAACTTTAAGGGCGGGTCTAGTGTGTGTAGGAAGCGTTAGTGGTTCGTCGTATGTGTTTTCTTCACCATCTAATGTTTCTACCAATGTTGTGAATGGAACGGCAACATTTAGCAATATTAAGATTAAAGAAGGAACATTTTTAACAAAACAATTTACAGTAGATGGTTCTTTAGATCAGAGATTTATTCTAAACAATTCATTTATTGATACTTCAACAATTACTGTATATGTTAAAGGTACAAGCGACACTGGATTGGGTAGAGTATACTCTTTAGCAGAAAATATTTTTGATATCAATTCAACCTCAGAAATTTACCTAATTCAAGAAGTTCAAGATGAAAAATATGAACTTCTTTTTGGCGATGGATACTTCGGTAAGAAATTAGATAATGGTGCAATTATTACCGTTACTTACATTGTAACTGATGGTAAGGATGGAAATGGTGCCGACACATTTTCATTTTCAGGAACTTTGCAAGATGCTAGTGGCATTATTATTGTTCCAACAAATACAATTACAATAACCACAAATCAAAGATCCCAAAATGGTGGAGATGTTGAAGGGATAGATTCGATTAAGTATTTTGCACCAAGAATATATTCTTCACAATATAGAGCAGTTACTGCCAGAGATTATGAGGCGATTATCAAATCAAAAGTTTATCCAGATACTGAGACAGTTTCTGTTGTTGGTGGTGAAGAATTATCTCCACCACAATTTGGTAAGGTCTTAATTAGTATTAAACCAAAAAATGGAACCTATGTTTCAGATTTTAATAAACAACAAATTCAAAATAAATTAAAGCAATATACTGTTGCAGGAATTACTCCCGAAATTATAGATTTAAAATCTCTATATGTTGAGATTGATTCATCAGTTTATTATAATTACTCCCAAGTTGGTAGTATAGAAAACTTAAAAACAAGAGTTGAGAATTCCCTCACAACATACTCAAAATCTACCAATTTAAATACTTTTGGTGGGAGATTTAAGTATAGTAAAGTTCTTCAAGTTATTGATAATACTGATATTGCGATCACATCTAACATTACTAAGGTTAGAATTAGAAGAGATCTAAAAGTACTTATTAATCAATCAACCCAATATGAAATTTGCTATGGGAATAAGTTTCATGTAAATTCTGCAGGAAAAAATATTAAGTCAACTGGATTTAAAATTTCCGGAGAAGTGGATACGGTATATTTTACAGATACTCCTAATGAAGATTTAAAAACTGGAATAATTTCGATTGTAAAACCATATCCAGTAATTTCTGGTGTTGGTACAACTTCGGTAATGAAAACTCCAGTTGTGGTTCAATCTGCCGGAACAGTCGATTATGAAACTGGTGAGATTCTTCTTGGTGCTTTAAATATTACTTCAACTGATTTGGATGGGGATATTATTGAAATCCAAGCGTTCCCAGAATCAAACGATGTCATAGGTCTTAAGGATCTGTATATTTCATTTGATGTTTCTAAAAGCACAATAAATATGATTAAGGATGTTATTGCATCTGGCGATGATATATCGGGTGTGGTATTTTCAAAAGACTCTTATAGATCAAGCTATTCGAACGGGGAATTAACGAGGTCGTAATATGATACAAACTGGTTTTGAATCTAGGGTAAAGGTTCAGCAAATTATTGACAATCAACTTCCAGAATTTATCTTAGATGAAAGTCCAAAGGCTGCTGAATTTCTAAAGCAATACTACATTTCCCAAGAATATCAGGGAGGACCCGTTGATATTGGGGAGAATTTAGATCAATATCTAAAATTAGATAGTTTAACTCCAGAAGTTGTAGTAGGGTCTACAACTTTGGTTGGGAATATTTCATCTACATCCACAACTATTGCTGTTGAAAGTACAAAGGGATTTCCAGCAACTTATGGATTATTGAAGATTAATGATGAAATAATTACATATACTGGACTTACAGCAACTACATTTACTGGATGTATTCGCGGATTTAGTGCGATCACGAATTATCATAAAGAATTAAATTCAGAAGATCTAGTTTTTTCACAATCTAGTGCTTCAGAACATAATGATAGTGCTAATGTAGAGAATCTAAGCGCACTTTTTCTACAAGAATTTTATAAAAAACTCAAATATTCTTTAACCCCAGGACTAGAGAGCGTAGATTTTGTCTCCGATCTAAATGTAGGCAACTTCATTAGAGAAGCAAAAACATTATATCAGTCAAAAGGAACTGAAGAATCATTTAGAATTCTTTTCAATATCTTATTTGGAGAGACGCCAAAAGTTATTGATTTAGAAAAATTCTTAATCAAACCATCCTCTGCATCATTTATTAGAAGAGAAGTAGTTGTTGCAGAAAGAATTTCTGGGAATCCTTTACTTCTTTCTGGACAAACTATCAAAAAAAGCACAGATGATAATACCAGTGCTTCTGTTTCGGAAGTTGAAATAATTCGAAGAGGTGGAAAAACATATTATAAATTACTCTTATTTGTTGGATATGATGATTCTTTTCCAACTATAACAGGAACTTTCAATATTACCGGAAGTACAAAAGTAATTCATACAGAATTAATTGGTTCTGAAATTATTACTGTAGATTCTACAATTGGATTTCCAGAATCAGGAACCTTATATTCTGGAAATAATACTATTACATATACAAGTAAGAGTATTAACCAATTTTTTGGTTGTTCTGGAATTGTTGAGCAACTGAATCCAACAGATATTATTAGATCTGATGAAACTTATTATGGATATGAAAATGGAGATGTATCAAATAAAGTTGAATTAAGACTCACTGGAGTACTATCCAATTTTAAAGTAATCTCGCAAGGTTCTTCAATTGATATTGGAGAAGAAATTGGGATCAGAAATCTTGGGGAAGTTATTGAAAATCCAGATCAAGACAAAACTTTTAAAGAAATTTTTGCAAATAGTTGGATTTATAATACAAGTTCCAGATATCAAATAGATAGTTTTTCTTCAGGATTAATCTCTCAGGTAAATATCAAGAGTTCAATTGATAAATCAAGTCTAAAGATTGGTGATACGATTGATATTTTAAATAGAAATAGTGAGGTTATAATTTTTTCTGGATTAGTCGTAACTCAAATCAATAACAATCAAGTTACTACTGATGGTTCTTTTGCTTTAAATTCATCATTTGATTATGATATCAGAAGAAAATTAAATGTATGTTCTAGTTTGACTGTTCCTCTTGAATATAACTCTTTAACATCAGATATTCAAAATGTATATAATGAAAATGATGAGTATATGTATGTTGCTTCAAACTCATTACCATCATATGAGATTGATAAAAATATCTTTATGTATGAAGCACTTTCCGTATCTGGACAAGATTTTGACACTGGAAAATATTCAATCTTAAATTTTTCCGAAAAAGTATCCTTTTTTACTGGTTCAGAAATATACTATTCATTCTCAGATTCTCCCATTTCTGGATTGTCTGAAAGAATTTATTACGTTGAAGTAATTAATGATAAGACTCAGATTCGTTTGTATGCATCAAGATCTTTTGTCGGAACTAATAGTTATATTGAATTTGGTGAATTGACATCAGGCACACATATTTTTACTCTTAATACTCAAAAACAAAATCTAATATCAGCACAAACACTTTTAAGAAAGTTTCCACTTGATGTAAATATTTCTGATGGCAAATCTGATCCAACACCAGTAGGATCGGTTGGTATGCTGATCAATGGTGTTGAAATTAGTGGTTATAAGACAGATGATAAGATTTATTATGGACCATTAACTGGGGTTAATGTATTAAATGGTGGAACAAGTTATGATGTAATTAATCCACCATTAGTTTCACCATCATCCGGATCATCTCTTTTACAACCTGTCGTTAAAGGTTCTGTTGAAAAAATTTATGTAAATCCCCAGGATTTTGATATTGATGTTTTAATTTCCATATCACTTACTGGAGGAAATGGGAAAGGATCATCATTTGAACCAGTAATTGTTACAAGAAGAAGAGAAATAGAATTTGACGCTAAACAACTTGGGTTTGGTGGAGGAGTAGATACTACATTTGAGACGATTACATTCCCATCCTCTCACGGTTTAGTAAATGGGCAACCAATCATTTACGATTCTGGAAATAACTCTCCATTAGGAATTGGAACCTATGCCGGATCGAATGCCAACACAGGATTAACACTGAAAACTGGTGCTACTTACTATACAAAATATATTAGTGATACTACAATTCAAATTTATCAAAAATTATCTGATTATAGATCGGGAATTAATACAGTAGGTTTTACCACAATTGGTACTTCTGGAACACACAAATTTAAAACAGAACCAAAGAAGACCTTAACTGATATTAAAATTATAAATCCAGGTTCAAATTATCAAAATAGAAAATTAAGAGTAAATCCCATTGGAATATCTACAGTTGACAGTACGGTTTCCTTTACCAATCACGGATTTTTGGATGGAGAACTGGTAAATTATACTTATCAAACTTCTGGAATTAGTGGTCTATCTACAACAAATCAATACCATATCCTTAAGTTGGATGATAGTACTTTCAGACTTGCCAATGCAGGTATTGCCGGAACATCCATAGAAAATTATCAAAGAAGAAATTATGTTAAGTTTGAGAGTGTGGGATCTGGATATCAAATTTTCAATTATCCGGAAATTTCTTTATCTGTAACTTATAGTTCTGTAGGTGTTGGTAGTACCCAGATTATTGGATCTATCGTTGCCACTCCTGTGATAAGAGGGGAGATTACTGATGTTTATGTTTATGAGCAAGGATTGGACTATGGATCTAACATTCTTAACGTTCACAAGAAACCGCAAGTTGTTATAAAAAATGGAAAAAATGCTCAATTTATCCCAATAGTTATAAATGGAAGGATGGAAGATGTAAACATTCAATATGGAGGATCCGAGTATTATTCTACTCCAGATATAGTAGTAACTGGTAGTGGAACTGGTGCTGTAATTAGACCAGTAATTGTTAATAATAAAATTGTTGATACAGTAATTGTAAATCCTGGATCTGGATATAGTAATACAAATACATCAATATCAGTAGTGCCTGCTGGCAAAAATGCAATATTAGATCCACAAGTAAGATCAATATCTGCCAATAAAACTTTCCTATATGGAGAAGAGAAAGATAGTAGAGAAATTTCAAATGAATTAATCACTTCTTCTAAAAATAATTTACAGTATAGTGTTTGTGGATATTCCCAAAAAATTCAAGATGAATTGAATGATAGTGGAGAGTCCCATTCACCAATTATTGGTTGGGCATATGACGGAAATCCAATCTACGGTTCTTATGGATATTCAGATCCAGAAGATGATAATTCTCAAATTAAGAGATTAGTTTCTGGATATACTTTAAATACTTCCAATATTGAAAATAGACCCTCCGGATTTGATGGTGGATTCTTCATAGAGGATTATAAATTTACAAATTCTGGAGATTTGGATGAATACAATGGAAGATATTGCAGAACCCCAGAGTTTCCAAACGGAGTCTATGCTTATTTTGCAACTTGTGTCGAAGATGTATTTGGCAACTTGGTAGGACAATTCCCATATTTTATCGGAGAAAGTTATAGGTCCAAATTTATTTCAGAAAATATTTCTTTAGATCAGACATTTGATTTCAATAAATCAAATCTTATCAGAAATACACTACCATATAAAGTAAATGAAGACTATGCTGGAAATGATTTTATTGTAGAGTCAAATGAGGTTATCAATCAATTAACGATTGTAGACTCTGTAACTACAGGTTCGGTCGAAGAATTTAATATTATTAATGCAGGTGATGGATATAAAGTAGGTGATAATTTGGTATTTGATCAATCAAATACTGGAGGGTCTGGATTATCGGCACAAGTTTCAGCAATTACCGGAAAAGATATTGTAGACCTACAATCCACAAATACTTTTTAT